CGCAGGTATGTCGGGCGGTAATAGTGCCGAGTTGGTTGCCTTACAGCAACGCAGTAATGTTAATCAACCCTATATGACTGGTGATGGCGTGAGCGGTGGCAAGGCACAGGCAGGACCAAAATATATCGTCAAGGCAGGCGATTATTGCTGTTTGCCTTCCACGAAAAATATGCCCTGTAATGGTGTCCCTCTCACCAAGGCATTTATGAATGATTTTGCGAAGCGTAGCAAGGATTATAGCACCTATCGTCAGGGCAAGGACTACGAAAAAGTTGAACGGGGTATGAGTAAATTGAAGAAACCTCGCAAGGCAACCAAGTCAGTAGGAACATCTAAAAAGATTACTGGTATGGGTGAGGCAGGAAACAGCGAAAGTTTAGACGAAATTGAGGCAACTGACGCTCTTGTCAAAGACCTCGCCTCCGCCAACCCTGCTGTGAATGCCTCTCCTGCTGGTGGAAAGCGTCCTGCTTCAAAATGGATAGAACACGCCAAGGCATATGCCAAGGCACACGGCGTCTCTTACAAACAGGCACTCAAAGATGCCAAGGCAACTTATCGTGGTGCTGGTGCGAGTGGTGGCGACTTTTGGAGCGACCTCGGGAATGTAGCATCCACCGTTGCCCCTTTTCTTCCGCTCCTACTTTAATCTCGCATAAGATTAAAGGAAGGAAAATGTGGTTGAAAATCGTTAGTGGTGTATTCTATTATGTTTTTCCTTCTGTTGCTGATATTGCTGTTTATCTTTTCATTAAAACTTTGGTGAATAGAGCGTTGAAGTAGATTATTTTTTATCTATTTAGATTATATAGATATAGAATGTGGTTTTATTTACCCGAATGGTTGAAGTTTTGGAAGCGGTGGGGTCAAGATGAGGAAGACCGCAAGTTGAGTGATATTATCAAGCGTCGTGCCGAAGAGCAGAATGCGGTGATTGACCGCAAAATTGAAGAGATTAAAGAAACTGAAAAGTTCCAAAGTTATTTGCCCGATAAGGACTTTTTTGAGTAGTTGGACCAAATCATAAACTTTTATTATTATTTTCTTGGAGCAAACCAAAAATAATAATATTTTAGCAATATATAAGATGGATAGATTGAAGAAACTTTTGGACGCTCACCCCGTATCACACCAAGGCGATAAGAAAAACACACAGGGGTTAAGTCGTGAGGCAGAGCGGACGCAACTCAACACCGCTGACGCAAGATTTAACAAGCAGGTATATCAAAATGAGATGAAACAGGCAAATCTCTACGAGCAGAGCGAGATGCCTCCTTCTCCTGCTGATGTAGGTGTTTCCTTCAAGATTGGGTCGTTCGTGAATAAACTTTCACAAATGCTCGGGTTCAAGACCGACATTTATTCGCAAATATCAGCACTCTTGAACCTTGGAACAGCACCTTCCCGCCTTATCCAAGATGCCCGTTTGATTAGTTTAAGCACAGATTATTTCAAGGTTGTTGATATTATTGCGACCTATAATGAACTCGTAAATTACATTTCTCTCTACGCACCGCAGATAAGGGCATCAAGCGATTTTGCGAACGGTGTGAATACCACATATCTCCTGCCCCTCATTCAACTTTTAAAACAAACCGCACAACTCTATTTGGGGTCGTTTAATGCTTTCCCTTCTGGACGACAGGCAGGAGCAGATAGGGAGGCATTTGAACGCTTCCGCAAAGGTTCGGCAGAAGGATACGCAACCTGTATGCTTATGGCGGACAATCTCTCCAACGCAATCTACACAAGCATAACCAAGAAAGATATTGCGAGATATGAAGCAAGTAAGCAGATTTTATCACAGACATTCAGTAAAAATCCTCTTCCTGTTGTCCCCGTTGGACCGCCTCCTCCGCCTCTTCAACCACCCCAGCAACCCCAGCAGGGACAGCAAGGAGGACCAGCACCCCAGCAACAACCAGCACAACCAGCAGGACCTCAACCAGAACCACCACAAGGCGGTTATGCGTCAGCAGAAGATTTGGTTCGGGCGTATGTCTCATATCAAATTGGGGAAGGTATGGACGCAGGACAAGTATTAAATAGTCGGCGTTTAGGTCAGGCAAACGACCTTGTAAAAGATATTCTTGCGTTTAGAGGCGGACAAGCGTTTAGTGGAAATGCTGTTAAAAAGGCACTTCCTATTGTTCGGGCAGAACTTCAAGCACAGGCACAAGCACAGGCACAGCAGGGACAACCAGCACGCCCAGTATCTCCCGTTGGACCACGACAGAGACAACCATCAGTCCCTCGCAGACAACGCAGACAACTTGGAGCAGTAGAACAAGCATACGCCGACGACGGAGGCACAGACAACAACCGAAATGCGAACTATCGTCTCCAACCTATCCCTGAAATTGATGGTATAGAAAATACTGATGTGTGGAATACATATACCAATTTAGAAGATGCCGAAGGTAGAGCAATCGCACCAGCAGAACACAGATTACTATTTGATGCGTTGCCTCCGTCTATCATATCCAAATTGCGTCGTCAGCAACCCGACGGAACTTTTGATTTGGACGCACAGACGGCATCACAGGACAGTTTAGAACCTTGGATTAGAAATGTGAGAATGATTAGACAGGCGTGGGCGAATGCTTACGGGCAACAAACAGGACAACGCATAAATAGCGAAGACCTGTATGGTCTCGGGAATGAGGAGTTCTTGCGTGGAAGCGGAATTATGGATACATTAAGCGGTTGGGCGAGTAAGGCAGGAGACGCTGTGAGCGGTTTGTATAACACAATCGCAAAGAATATGCCGACTATGAGTGATGTTCGCAGGGCAACCAGTAGAATTGTGCCTGACAAGTTTCAAGATTATATCCCGTCAGGTCTCCAACGCACCTTTGCCGACAAGGCAAAGGACTTCTTTGGGTTTGGTCGTAGTGAGTTGGAGGCAAAAAAGCGACTTGCTGAACTGGCAAGGGGCGATAATCGTATCGTGGATATGTCGCAGGGCAGGGAGAGGCGTGAGAAGATGATGCCCTTCATTAACGAGTTTGACCCCAAGGCAGAGTTCTTGAAACGCAGAGGCGAGGTTCTTGCTGGTGGAGTTCAATACGGGGTGAATGAAAACATTAACGACCTCTTGCCGTATGAGATGTATGGTGGAAATGTTGATTATGATGATAAAGAGGAAATGACACCCTTCAAACGCAGGATTGGTATGCCTAATCCCTTCGCACCTATTAGCAAGGTTGATACGCTTCCTATTCGCCCTGTTCTTGCTTCTAATGCTACGGATATTGACGAGACGCTCCTGCCCTTCCAGCAACTCTTCTCTACTGCTCGTTCGGGACACGCAAAGGAGATGGAGAAACCGAAGGATATGGACGAGAACCCTGACCCGATTAGAATTACCAACGAGAACTGGAAGGTATTTACGGGCAAAATGGCAAAACCCAAATACAAATTGTCATAAAATAATATTGGGGTATAGTATAAAATGAAACCGACATACGCACTTTTAGCACTATTGCCCCTTCTTTTTTCTGCTTCTTGTGTATATACACTACCCGTTGATGAACTCGCCTCTTCTAATGCTGATTTGGTCTTCACCAACGCAGAGGACGCAGAAGATTATGGGGCAGAAGATTTTAATGCCTACGGGTTTGATGACGACAGCAACGACGACGAAGACCTGCGAGGTGGTAGAAAGATACGACAGGCAGTCAAGACAGTCAAGAAAATATTGGGACACCCCAAATCAGCACCCGCACCAGCACCAGCACCAGCACCCGCACCAGCACCAGCACCAGCACCCGCACCAGCACCCGCACCAGCACCAGCACCCGCAAAGGTGGTGGCGAAGGTTAAATCCGCCAGTCGCTCCGCCTCCAAGTCCAAACCGAAACCTTCTGTCATTTCGTCCAGTTCCGCTGTCATACGACGACGCTTACCTGCCGTATTACCCGTATCGGTTGCGACACACCAAATCATAAAAGTTCCGCTTACCCAAAGCGAGAAGGCAGACAAAGTTGCCACCTATATCAGTATCTTAAACACAGATATAGACAAAAATCACCAAGTATTTATGAAAGAATATAACGCTGAACTTGCGAAGTTGAAAGAAATATCAAGAAAAAAACTCTACACCGAAGAAGAGTATCTTAAAGCACAACGGGAACTTAATTCCAAATATAAAGTTTGGAGGGACACGCTACACGCTTTCAGTATTAGCAATTCTACCCTCTCTTCTCTACGCTTACACAATAGCAGTTTCGTTGAAGAAAAAAATCTGCTTACACATCTCTACGAGTATGTAAAGATGTTCTCCACCAAGCAGGGTTATTATAAGCATAACTGCGTCTGTAATGCGACCATAATGAATGATTTGCGGTTCATTTAGTCCTCCTCACGATAAACCTCCCTATCACCACCAAACAATTCACCCCAACAGAACTTCGCATAAACGATTTTGTGCCAAACTTGAAACTTATCTTTTGGTTGTTCCACTTCAACCCCATCATATTTCTTGATGAGTTTGAAACCGAGTTGCGTGTAGAGGTCGCACAACCGAGCGTCGGTCTTGTCAAACATCACCGACATATTATCCACAATTCCACGGCAGTCCTCTATCATATTCTCGTAGAGTGCCTTGCCTATTCCTTGACCCCTGAACTTCTCATCAACCAACCAGTATTCAACAGAACCGAGTTGAAACTTTCCAGCACACCTCGCCCATATTCCCTGACCGAAATCGTAGATGATGAAACCGACAACCTTGTAGTCCCACCCCACCTGCTTCTTCGCCACGATTATTTGAAACGATTGTTGCCCCCCCAAGCAAAAGGAGGTAGAAGTTGGTTTGATGACCTCTTTGATTTGAGGTAGGTAGAACTTGTGCCTTCTTGCGAGTGAGATGATACGCTTATTGAGTTTCTCGTCCTCACGCTTTCCGCCTGTGTAATTGTAATGCTCGTAGGTAATTGATGACATACTTCCTTATTTGAGTTCGCTGATACTTAAAGAAACACACTCAAACCAATTCAATTTTTTTTGAAAATCGTGAAAATTAGCATATCACAAAAAAACTTTTAGAAAAAGTAAGATAATCATTTTTCAATTGATTTTGAAAAAAATTGAATTGATTTTATCACATTATATAATAGACAGCAATACAGCAAAGCAACGATTATATAATGAACGACAGAAGAAGAACTTTGGAGGACAAGATGCTTGAAGGAGTGCTTAATGTTCTCAACGAAGAGGAGTTCCTCGTCTTTGACGATAGAGAAGGAGCGGTCTCGTATGTGGAAGACCTTATTCGTGATGGCGATATTGATTTGAGCGAACTCCTTGACCTTGGTAATGATGAGGTCAAGGCACAACTCTTCGCACTCGTTCAGGCGAACTTTTACGCAAAGGAGATATTCCCTGACGACAAAGCAATCAACGAAAGCGAAAACGAAAGCAGATACATCAAGGTAAGCAGACAGGTTGAGACGCTGGAAGCAGAGAACCAACGACTACGCAACGAAAATCTCAAACTACAACAGCAACTCCATTCAATCAAATCCCTTCTACACGCCAATTAGGGTTGGGGTATTCCTTCCACACACGACCACTACGAGGCACACAGGTAGGCGAAGCAACAGGGTCTTCCATAAAGGGCGACCCAAATGAGACAGAGCGAAATCCAAGTCGTTCAGCGGTAGATGTCTCTAATTTTTTTTTCAATTCAGCATTTTCATCTTCTAATTGCTTAATACGGGCATTTAATCTTTGAACTTCAATATAGGCAACAGCACCCTCCATTTTGTCTAACACACTTAAACAAGATGGAGAAAAAAACACCTAAACCCTAACGGCAACCGAAAGTAATTTTGGGAGGTAGAGTAATAGAAACATTAGGGTTGGGACACAGAACGGGCAACACCTTTTTTGCTAAATCTACGATTGGTTTAATAGGCGGACGAGGGAGCGGACGAGGCATTCTTTTCTATATTACGCTGATATTTTATTTTGCCGAAGGCAACCAAAAAAAGTGGGTGGAGTGGGTGAGGTAGGGTGAAGTGTTTGGCAATCCTTTCTCATTCTCCAAAACCCACAAACCAGCATATAGGAATAGATTGTAAATCACCTCACCTCACCTCACCTACTTCACCTACTTTCAAGAAAAATGATGAAATGCTAATTTCCACACATTTCAAAAAAAATTGAAATGATTTAATTGAAAAAGAACTTAAAGTAATCAGCATACTATAAGTATATAACAACTCAAAGATGTCGTCCGCAATCGCCGTGAAGTTCAACGCCCCCAAGCATATTGGAGAATGTGGGGTTGTAAATGGAAAAATCCTGTTCCCCCTCTTTCGTATGGGGTGCTGTGGAGATGAAAATATGGTCGTCAAAACCCAGACGCTTACTGCCCCAAAACAAATCAACAAGGACTTCTTCAAGAAAATCGCAAAACTCGTGGAAATGTTCCCCTGCTTTGACTGGGATTGGAGCAGTTTCCGCAGGAACATTATCACTCCCAACAAGGGACACATCACCGAAATCTTCGGTGAGTTCTTCGCCAACCGAATTGAAAGAGACCTGTATGTTGTCATAAACAACTGGGAGACCAAATACAGCGAAGAAGAGGAGGAGATGGCAAAGGAAGAAGGTCTCATCCTTCTTTCGCACAAGACATACTTCACAGAGAAGGAGGTAGAGTATTAAACACGCTCACACACGCTCACGCACACACAAAATAAAGAGAAGGCAGGGTAAGACCTTCTTTTTATTTACAACTTACCGAGGAGGGGGTTTGAACCGCCTGACCTACGCATTATGAGTGCGTCGTTCTTCCGCTGAACTACCTCGGTAAAACCAGTTAAGATTTTTTTCATTATGGGTGGGTGGAGGACTTACTAAAATTAAATTACATACCAAGATGCTTCGCCATCTTACCGCCAGACAGACCACCGCCAGACAGACCGCCACCGCTGACACCACCACCGCTGACACCACCGCCAGACGAACCCATACCCACAGCGTCCATCAAAGGACGAGCAAGCATCTTAACCTTGTCCTCAACAGCACCACCGACGAGACGGGCAAGACCAGATTTGGAATACTGGGGGCGAGAAGAAACAGCAAGAACATCAGCACGGGACAAGATTGCCGTGTATGTCTGTGAAGTGCCTCTTTCAACGCAAAATACGCCCGAGTTCATAGTAATAAGCACCAACTCGTATTCATTAGCACCGATATTGAGACCAGTATGGTTCTCCAACTCAACCTTGAATTGAAGTTGGAAAGCACCAATAGACCCTGGGGCATACACATCATCAAGTTCAATATGACGACCGAACTCCAAAGCAAGAACAGAACCGCAAAGAGGAAGCACCTGCGGAAGAGCAGTAGCGTTTGCTGGTCCTGCCTGTGAGGACTTGTATGCCCTCCCGCTGTATTCAGACCAAGTTTGGTTGCTCCCGCTTTCAACAGACATACGCCACAAGTCCCACATAGTAGCACCCGAGAGCAGACCTGCCTTGTTGTTGAAGTTGATGGTAATCTTCTTGATGGGAAGGAAAGCATCAGCGTCGGCGGGGGTCTGGTTGGCAAGGATTTTACGAGCGACAATAATCAACTTGTCAGGCACGGAGTTCAACTGGATACTCTGGAAGTTCTGCTCCACAGAAACACCGTTGGCGATTGCGGAAGAAACAGAAGTCAAATAGCGAGGATACTCGGCAAAAGGCACGACATTTCTGGCACTAACCAAGTTGGAGGGTTGGCGAGTAAGGAAGAGCATAAGCAAACTGGAAGACGCGACATTTTGAATGTAGGGAGGAGTGCCGATAGAGAACCAAGGATTAGGATAAGTAGCAGTAGCAGTTCCAGTAGGTCCGTTGGCAAGACGAATAGCACGATTAGCAGAACCCAAGTTGAAGACAAAGTTGAGGGTCTGGACGCCATAAAGACCCTGATTGTTGCTCTCGGGGTCGCACCAAATAAAGGGCGACAACATAAGAGGTTCTCTCGTCTTAAAGGTGATAGTAATCTCTCTTTCATCAGCATCAGCATCATTCGCCTTGGGAGTATTACCAGCGATAGAGGTGATGACGAATGAACCTCGGGGTTGAAAATCTTGGTCCAGTTCGCAGTCATTCCAAGCGGAGTTGGGGTTGTTGTTCGCACCAAGAGCGTCGGTGTAAGACCAATAACTATCATACTGGGTAGGAGTAGCGTTGTTATAACGAGCAACTTCACGGCGGTCGCCAAAGCGAAGCAACTGGAACATAATATCACGCTGGTTCTGCGAGACAGTATTGTTGTTGATGGTTGCCTGAATAGTAGAGCAACAAGAGTGGAAGGGGAAAGGACCGAGGGCAGAAGCGTATCCTAAATTGACGACAGACTGACCGACAGGCATATTGGCGGTAGGAGTTGCCTTAAACCTAACAGACATCTCGGTCTCCACCATAACACGGCGACTAAATACTGTGCTTTCACTTGGCAACTGGATATTAAAAGTAATAGAAGAGGTGGATTTGGAAATCGCCTCATACTGGGACGGGGTAATGTTTTGTCCTCCCTTGAAGACCGCATAACGAACCTTGTCAGTAGTCAATAGCAGGTCATCTTGGACGCAAACCTTCTCAAAATCAGCGGACGCCATTTTATCTTTGTTTATAATTATAACAAAGATAAAAAAATCAAGCATTATGCCTAAAATCAATAAACCCCTTGGTCTTTCTTACGGAACATAATTTTCAGCGAACAAGAGCAACCAAATTGAAGATAAAAGTCGTGGTAAATACCATAAACATCTTTCCACGCCACGCTGATTTGAACTCCGTAAAGTGGGGAATTGGATTGAAGGTCTATCAGGCGATATTCAGCGGTAGGCAAGTAGAGAACATTCGGGAAATATTCAGTTCCGTTTGTTAAATTAACCACGAGGTCGGTAATTTCGTTGCTTAAATTATCATTCTGTCCTACCGAACCATTATTATTGCTTAATACTCTTGGAATACCTATCAACTGGGGAAGAACGGGCAAGAGGGTAGTTGTGAAAACGAGGGACTGGATAGGGCAAAGTGTCGCTCCTGTGCTATATGGTTGTTCCATATAAAGGGCATTATAAGGAGGTCCAGCATTCGCATCACTCGCTACATAATTGTTTCCAGCACCTCCTTTTTTGTTAAATACCTTAATCAAATAGTTCGCCTCGCCATCATTCACAGTCAAAGGGTTAGGGTCGTAGGTATAGTTGTGGATTGACTGGAAGGAACTAAATAGAGTGAATAGGGGATTGTTGAAATAGACATATCCTTCGGCATTCCCGACCCCTAAACAATCTTGGGCGAAGAGGTCTGCCTGTGCGACCAGCGTTGCGGTTGCTCTCTCGGCATTCCAAAGCATATAGGGTTCATTTCCAGCAATCCAAGTCGCAGGGAGGGTGATAGGAGGGACAGCACTACCCGCTTGTGCTACAATATCAGCATACGCATCTTTGAGTGCCTCGTTAATCATACAGATAAACGCCTGAATGTTATTGACCCAGTAGTAAGGTTCGGTCGCTTCACTCAACGAAAGAGGGGCAGAAGGAGGAGGTGGGTAAATATTGGATTGTGGGACATAAATGACACGCTTTTTCGCAATCAATCTATCAGCAGGAGTAGCAGGAGGGTTGTATTCAACGCTGACATAATATATAGTATTGTTCCAAGGGGCAACTCCAACTGTATTCTGTAAGTCAATCTGCGGAATGAAGAGGGGCATACTTCCTGCGGTGTCTAAACTAAACCGAATAATAGATAGAAAATAGTCGCTGGGATTGTCTAATATAGGACTGCTTCTCACCTCGGTAAAGGTAAGGCGGTTAGGTTGTGCCGTCTGTGATGTAGTTAATGATGGTGTGATAGTATTCACGACATCTAAATCGTAATATACCTGCGTTGGTTGCGTCATATTGTTTTCTATACCTTATACTTATATAAAATAATGATGAAAATCGCCTAAATATCTGTGTAAATAATCTTGTGCGACCCGTTGGAGTGTAATAATCTAAATAATACTGGAATAATCTAATAAAATACATTAATTACTGGAATAATAATATTATTATTCCAAATACTAATCTATTTCGGTTATATTATTCCAGTATTAATCTAAATTAGGGGTGTAATAATCTAAAAATGAGGCAAAGTAGGTGGGGTAGGTGGGGTAGGTTAGGTTGGGTGGGGTGAATGTCATACTTATCCATATAGACGATAAGTATGATATTGATATTGAGAAAGGATTGCCAAACGCTTCACCTAACCTAACCTGCCTCACCTAAACATTTTAAGGAGCATTAACAGTTCGGGCAGAAGAGCGAAATACCTGATAAGCATAAGTTCCTGCGAAGACAGCGTCCGCTGATGTGGCGGTAAATGATACTCCTGCTTGAATAGTAATAACTTCAACTCCACCTGCGTTTGCGGTTGATGCTGTTTTTGTGAGACAAGTAAGGACGACATCATCAGTAGTGAGAATACCACCACAAGGAACGACAAGGGGGGTATTCGCAACTTTCGTGATTACGCCCTGTTGAATGACAAGGGGATAAGAACCCTGCCCGAGATTTTGCGTAGAAAGAGACGAAACGGACATTTTGACTTTGTTTATAATAAAGGAAAAGATAATAATTTTGCTAAAACACTCCCTTAATTCATTATGGAATGAAAGCAACCCCACCATTTATACCACCAGTCGCAATCCAACTTTGTAAATCTTCACTTGCTACGAAACTTTGCGAACTAAAACTTTCACAAGTAGCAGAAGTTTTCCCAACTAAATCGTTTGATATTCTAAACTTCACAGGAGCAGTAAGGGTAAATGTTGATACTGCCCCGTTTATATACTCTACTCCTTGAACTGTAATGTTTCCTATATATGATAGTGGGTCTTGTGGGTCGTCAATAAAATAATAAGTATCTACTAATTGTTGTGATGTAAATAACACATAAAACGAGTATGTTGTCCCCGCATTTACTTCAAACGGGAGATTATTAAAGTTTATATAATTATACAAGTCGGCAGTTCCAATATAGGTATAATCACTTGAAGAATATATTGTTGTGCTGTCATTATACGCCGTTAATGCTACGACTGTTTGTGTTTGTTCTAATGGGTCAGTTGAAGAAACTTTCGCATTTGCTACAATACTGGTAATTGATATACTGTTTGCTGGCGTCCAATTGAAAATCACATACCCCGTTGTTTGTGTTTGTAGTCCTCCCAAGTTTGCTATATTAAAGATTTGACTATTGAAATTATCATATACTCTATCTGCTGTTATGACGCAAGTATCGTTTGCGGTAAGAGGTGCTGTTATTATAAGAGGTGTATTATCCTGATTATTCCTAAATATGATTGCGGAAGAACCTGAACCAGACGCTTTCCATTCTAATCCTGACGCTGTTGCTGAATTAGCAGTCAGGACATAATCGTTTGCCCCTACTGGTAAAACCACACCTGCGACGGGATTTCCTCCTACTTGTGGTCCTGCTCCTACTACTAAATCGCCCTTTGCTGTAAAATCAATAGCAACATTACTCGCATTTCCTACTGCGTATTCTGTGAGTGGTGCGAGTGCTGTGATTGTGCCTGAACCTCCTGCGTTTATCCAAGCAGGGACACCACCAGCAACACCTAATATTTGTCCTGCTGTTGGTGTGTTTGTTAATGCTCCTGTTTTTGCTGTTCCATTTCCGTATGGGATTTGACCTGCTGGACCAGCGGAAAAATTAATACTGATTTTGCTATTTGGAGCGGGGTCTGCTTCCTCAATCAAAGGGGCGTTCGCTGTTATGAGACCTGACCCACCCGCATCTTGCCACGCTGGAATACCTGCGTTTATTCCTAATATTTGTCCTGCGTTTCCTATATTCAACAAACTATCTGCGAATGCTGGTCCTGCTCCTGCGTAGAGTAATTGTCCCTCTTGTGTGAAATTAATACCTCCTGCTGGTAGTTGTATATATTCAAGACCTAATGGTTGTGCTGAATTACAAGAAAGAACAAATCCATTAGTTCCTACTGGGAATGGTTGTTCTGTTCCTCCTGCGTCTGCTGTAATGAGTTGTCCTTTGGTGAGGGGAACACCGCCTCCTTGTGGAACTAAATCATCATATATTCTTCCCGTTGTTGGATTAATAATACTTCCTACGGACATTCTAAATGTGTATTTGTTATATATGAAGATTTTTATTTTTTGAAATTATATTCTATATCTCACCATCACCACTCCTGAACCACCAGCACCCGAACCACCTGAATTAAAGTTTTGATTTGCTCCACCACCGCCACCGCCACCCGTATTCGCAGTTCCCGCCGTTGCGGGATTAACTGAACCGCCGTTATATGCTGAACCACTACCACCACCATAAAGCGAAGTTTGTTGTGCTTGGTTTGTAGCGTGTCCTCCACACCCCCCACCGCAATAACCAACAGAAGCACCTGTAAAAGTATCAAATACACCGAGACCACCAGCACCGCCTCTCATCGTTTCTTGTCCTCCTAATTGTATGTAATTCCCACCTGCTCCACCCACACCAGCACCACCGCCCGACGCTGAATAGTTGCTATTATTATATCCTGTTCCACCAAAAAAACCACCAGTCGTAAGTGTATTATCGCCGAACCCAACCTCGTTGCCACCATAAACGGTATTTGGACCAAAAACATTATATTCAATTGTTTCCGTCGCTGATGTTTGAGGACTTGCTCCCCCACCCTGACAATAACTATCACTAAAAAGAGTTGTTCTTGCGTAGGAGTTGAGTGCTTGGTTTCCACCACCAGCAGAACTCGCCATTCCACCACCACCACCGACCGCAATAATTTTCGGGTAAGCAGGAGTAGTAGGAAATATTCCCGAAAAACCACCCCTTCTACCACTTTGGGTGCTTATTCCACTACCCGCCAATCCTACCGTGCCTCCTGCTCCAACGATACAAGTGTAAGCACCCACAGGTAAATATATCGTTTGTTTTACAAGTTGTCCTGCTCCACCACCACCGCCCGAACCCGAGTTTGAATTATTGCCTCCACCACCACCACCACCAACAACAAAAATCTCAAAAAGTCCTGCGGTGCTGACTGTCATAGTGTTTGTTCCTGTTGTTGAAGTCCATCTTAAAAGCGAGTATGCGAGAGAAGATGTGGGGTCTATTATATTATTTTGAGTAAATCCACTTGTGCCTGCTCCTGATGCTATTCCGTATCCACTCATTCCTGTTGGTATTGATAATATATTAGATGGTGAAAAAAATATTTGATTTGACCCTAATGAGTTGCCTAAAACTCGTATATCACTTGAAGGTGCTGTATTTGTCATTAATCCACTTGTAGATGAAACATATAACGCTCCACCGACAGAAAAAGCAGAGTAATATGTAGCATTTGTTATTGTTCCTTGAATTATCATTCCATCCACCGACGAAGAAATACCATTCGCAATTGCGAGTTGAAAACCTACTGAATTACTGTTCGTTGCCTCAATCCAATCGTTAGAAGCATTTAAAAAGTATAACTTACCTGCGGTTGTAGCAGTAGTGTTGCCGTAATTCACTATCATTTGATTACTACCGCTAAAACTCGTTAGGTTTGTTATACTCTTGCTATTCATATCCAAGTCATAGTAAGTCATTTTATCTGCCTCAATATAATAAAGGTAGATAAAAAAAAATATATTTTATTCTAAACCGAATGATATGAGAATGTAATGAAAAACTCATCATTCACCGCCCAAGTCCAAGGAACAGAACTCGTGAGTTGCTGATTAATTAGATAATTGCCTGACGAGTAATAGGGGCGAATTGTTATTGTAGAGGCACTTGAATATGTTATGACACCATAAATAGTGCTTGATGTGCTTGTATCAAAAAAGGTTGCGTTTCCATTCAGGGCAGTCGCATTAGCAACATTAGCAGAAGCAAAATTAGCATTAACGGGCAAAGTAAGAGACACACCTGTTCCTGTGATTACGGTTGTAGAACCGAATATTAGACGAACATAAACATCTGTAAATTGTCCTTGTTGTGCGTATCGTGCTGTTAATGTTCCATCTCCAACTGTAAGATTAGTAAATGATGGATAGTATGCTTGATAGGTTGCCGAACCTGCTGGTCCTGTATCTCCTTGCGGACCTTGTGGTCCTTGTGGTCCTGTATCTCCCTGAATACCTTGCGAACCTTGTGGTCCTTGTGGTCCTGCTGGTCCTGTATCTCCCTGAATACCTTGCGGACCTTGTGGTCCTTGTGGTCCTGTCGGTCCTTCTGGTCCAACAGCATACACAATTAAAAGGACTGAATGATTATCGGCAAATTGATATGGAGCGAAGTTTAATACTGGAAATGAGATATAGTCATTTGCTACAATAGTAGGTGTTCCTGTTATATTCCAACTTTGATATTGATTTGAGTTGCTTTGGTCTTGAATAATTAGTTTATCACCTGCGTCTAATTGGGCGAGTAGCGTTTCAATATCATTTCCAAGGTCGTCTAAATGAGATACATAAATAACTGTTGCTGATGATTGTGTCGCATTATTCCATTCAATTCTTCCATTATTAATAGGGGGTGCTTGTGATGTTGTTTCTGTTTTATAATTATAAAATGTGCTTGATTGCCCTGCTGGTCCTTGTGGTCCTGTTGGTCCAACGGGAGGACTTCCCCATACTACCCCGTAAGGAGCAGAACCGAGGACTTGTAGTGTCTGTCCGTCTGTTCCACCTACAACCAATTCTTTTGTTTCTACACCATTACCTACCAAAAGCGAACCTACCGCAATCCCTCCTAATATTTTGAGTGTATCTCCCGCCTCTCCTATTTGAAGGTCAAGATTATTGCCTTGTCCTACTGTTCCTGTCTCAATTTTAATACAACCAATAGTATCAAAATCAGTTGCGTCTTGCGGAACTCCTGTTGATGGATTTAATGCCGAGTTGCCTACGGCGAGAACCTCGCCAAGATTAATTTGGTTTGGGTTTTGCTGTGGTATTAAATCATCATATATCTTCCCCGTTGATTGATTAATAATGCTTCCTACGGACATTTTATTCTTGTATATAGATATATAACATTTTATTTCTCAATATATATATAAAATGAGCGTTGATGTGAATACGACCGACCCCAATCTACAAATACCCGATAAGAGTGTATTGTATGAAATGGCGGGTGCTTCGTATGCTGACAACTATACAGGAAATATTGATGGATTTAGTTTGCTAAAACAGACCCCTACATTAAAGTTCTTCAAAAAGAATGATTATCCTGTTATTGTTGTATCGGTGCGAGGGACTGCCGACTTTCAAGATTTCCAAGCGTGGTTGCCTGTTGTTTTAGACAAGATTGCGACAACCCAGCGATATTTGAAGGACACGGCAATATTACAGCAGTTTCAGGCGGATTATTTACCGACACATTATTATTATTACGCAACAGGTCATTCTCTCGGTGGGACGATTATAGATGAGTGGTTGAAGGCAGGAATGATATTAAAGGCACGGACTTACAACCCAGCAATCCAAGAGGGCGATTTAAATAATGCGTCGCTTGATAATTATCGTGTGTATTCATCAAGCGACCCTCTGTATGGTCTATTTGGAAAGAGGTCAAAGGGCAAAATTGAAGTGAGACAATCCCAGCACCCGTTCGGGATAGAACAAGCAAAGCATTTCTTTCTTTCTCCACTCTATTATTTTGGCAAAGATGCCCTACGAGAACATAATTTAAATAATGTTGTATTTCACGGCGGTAGATTTCAGGAACTTTAATTACTTTTCTACGAGGTGGGGTAGGTGAGGTGGGGTGGGGTGATTTCCAATCCAATCCTATATGCTGGTTTGGGGGTTTTGGAGAATGAGAAAGGATTGCCAAACGCTTCACCCTACTCCACCCACTCCACCTACTTTTAAAATGTCCTTTTACTGATTGCGTTGGACGCAATAGCGTCATACGACAGACCTGTTTCGCTCTTAATTTCACTAATCCAATCGTGAAAATCGGTCAGCGACATATTCTCTCGTAGGTTTGCTTTTATCCAGAGGACGGCAAATGCTCCGCAGGTCGCAACAGGCGACTTCTTTGACTGATATTGAACCTTGTTGTATTCAATATTTTTTCCTGATTGTTGTGCTTTGCGGAGGAGTTGCGAGAGATATGGTTTGTCTTGCCCTAACTCTTGATTGCGTCCCTGCGAGTTCCAGTAGAGAGGTCCATCTATCTTACTGCCATACGAGCAGAAGAAACATATCGTATCCTTGCCATTATTAATATACCGATTAACAGAACACCAGTGTCCCGTGTTGGGTGCGTGTTCGTAAAGCACAAAAAAGTATGACTTGGGTTGCGGTAAGAGTTGCGTGATGTCTTGAATATCTGCGAGTTCGCTGTATTTCAAGATTTTCGCATTAGGAAGGTATTTACGGATATTATCATCACCCATAGGTGTCTCACTAATCGCCTTCACCTCTGCGTTTTGTTCGCCAGCGACTTTTTGTAATATTTGTTTGGCGACTTTGGTTTCTTCTTCGTCGCTCTGTGCGAGGCGACCACCTACTTTGCGTTCTTGGAAGGGTTTTAGATTTTTTTCACCGCGGATTTTCTGTTTTTCGCGAACTTGTATTTCAAGATTTTCGGGGTCTATCTCGCTTGCGGTTAGGGGTGTATCCTTTGTGATACGCTTTGTTGGACGATAAACAGGATATTCCTTATTGCCGACATCCTTCCACTCCTCTTTGAACCAACGGGCAAGTGGTCTTCCACCGTTGTCCTTGAACTTACCACCGAGTTCCTTGTATCGCTTCACGACTGCTCCCGAGCGGTAGGCGGAGGGTTTTTTATAGCGAGGATATACTTCTGCCTTTGCTTGTTCGTAGAGTTTCTTATTGAGGGGGATTGCTCCTCCTCGCCCTGTATGCGTTTGTGCTAATTCAATTGTTTTCTTTTCAATCTCTCGTTTGAGAATAGGCAACATATTTGTTAATAATTCTACCATTAGCGGACGGACATTCGGCATTCCTTTTGTCTTCGGGATTTGATATTCCAAATACTCCTCCAAGTCGGTCAATTGACCTAATGAATATTTTTGAAGAAGAGTATTTAATCTTGTATAATCTCCTCGTGTTTGTTCCCCTAACCAACGAACCATATCACTCGCCCTCTCATATTTCTCTTGGTCTAAAACACCGCCCACCATATACATTAGAGGATTATTCGGGTCGTAGGGTTGAGGTTTGAATTGTGTAGGGTCGCCTACAAATTGGGGTTGCTCTGGATATTCCTCTGGTGCTTCTATTTCCTCCTCCTCATCATATCCCCAATTGCGAGGGTCATCTCCCTCTTTGCGAAAGTTCATTTTTTTCTCTTCACCGCCCTTCTTGGAACTGCCGTCCCACAAAATATTTATTGCGAGTGAATTGGGCGAGTATCGGTCTTTCGCCCAGTCGCCCTTGATTTTGGTTGCCCTCGCTAAATATTGTTTGCGTTTCTTGTCGGCAATTGAAGGGAAATGCTGTTTGTAAATAATGTAATCGTTGTTGTTGATACTGCCGAACTTTACACCTCGTAGGACGAGTTTATGCTTCCCGTCGTCAGCAAGACGCAAGTCAGCATAATCTTTATACCCTGCCTTCTTGGCAAATGCTTTTGCCTGTTTCAAATATTCGGGTTCGCCTGTTGCTTCCTCTACATCAAACGCCTTTTCGTCATCAAGGCGGATAATCGCCTCTGCGTCTGCTTTCGCTTGTTCCTCATCATCTTCCTCCGCTCCACCATACAACCCAAATAGTTTATCCCAATCTCGGTCATCAAAACCACCAATCATACCGCCTTTCATCTTCTCTTCGTCGTCGGCATTCGCATATAACGCTTTAAGTTGCTCTTTCGCTCGTTTAAGAGGGAGTGGGTCGTTGCTGTGAGAGCGGTCTGTTCCTTTCGTAAAGACCTTCCAACCCTTATCAACCTTTTTGATTTCGTAAGGCATTATGTTTATTATATGCGAATATAAAATATTTGATTTATTTCGTGTAAATGTATTCTTTTTGTTGTGCGACGCTGTGTCCCATCTTCTCTGCGTCTTCGCTCTGCTCCTGCGTCAGTTTGCCATACTTGTCAGTCAGGTAAGCGTGTCGCAATTTGCTACTGCCCGTGCCTTTTCCAAGTGCCGAGTTCAAGATGCGTGTGATTGCGTTGAGTTGTGATACTGGTTCGCCGTCGGCATACACGAGAAACTTCACAGCAGAAGTATCTTTCGGTAAGCGACCTTTGACAAGAAGAGGGTGATGCTTGTAGTAGATTTGTAGCACACGCTTCAATTCTGGTTCAACTGCCTCGGTCTGCGTCCCATACTTCTTATCGGTTTTATATTTGTGGAACACGAACTCCTGTGGGTCTTTGAGCGTGATATAGTTGCGGTCTTCTGGCAACTGGGGTGAGTTCTTATCTATAATAAAGGCATTCAGGTAATCGCC